GTAACCGGGCGTCCAGGCGAACTGGTACTGGTTGCCGATGGCCTGCGACTGGTTGATGGCCTGGTTCTGCGAGACGGTGAAGTCGGCGCTGGCGCCGAAGTCGTCGTCATCGTCTTCCAGGTAGGTCAGGAAGTCGCCGCCGCCGTCGGTCTCCTTGGAGACCGCCTTGAACGATGGCGACATGCGGGACGTCATCGAATTGGTGACGAACCCCTTGTCGAACTTCCGCTTGATGTAAGCGGCGAATGCGGTTTCGGTGAGCATGGTCGGGCCTCTCGACCCGCGCTGTCAGCGCTAGGTCAGTTCGCCGGCAGCACGCATCTCTGCGTTGATCCGGCGGTCACGTTCCTTCTCGCTCTCGGCCTTGTTCTCCCGTGCGGACGGGGCTGCCGAGCTCGATCGGTTCGTGATGGTCTTGCCCTTCGCTCCGGCGGTGGGCTTCGTCGCCGGAGGAGTGCCCTTTTGCGCCGGGCTGGCGGTGAACTTTTTCGACTTCGAAAGCGTCGCGGTCATGCGCGCTTCGACGATGTCGGCCATCTCGAAGATCTTCTCGTTCGGGATGCGGCCGTACATCTTGCGGTACTCGTTGATCGCGTCCCAGAGCTGGCCCTGTCCGATGTCGTTGAGCACCAGGTCGAAGCGCTCCGGCTCCTTGGCCAGCGCTTCCGCAACGCGCGTGTGATCGGCGCGGTCGGTCTCGGCGCGCGCGGCCTCCGCCTCGCGGCGCTCGCGGTCTTCCTTCCACTTCTTCAGCTCGGCGACCTCGGGATCGATCGCCTTCGGCTCGGCGCCGCGGTCGGGAGTCTTGTCCACCGCCTCGGCGAGCTCGCGGAACGACTTCCAGCCGACCCGGCGCAGCTGCGCCATGATGTCGCCGGCGCCGGGGCGCAAGCTGTTCGCGAAATCGATGTAGACCTTGTGATCGCCGGTCAGCTTGTCGTGCGCCGCCTTGATCTCTTCGGTGGCGCGCTCCGCTCGGCGGGCCGCTGCCATCGTCTTATTGGCGAACTTCTGCCCGACGCGGCGGAGCTGGTCTTCGGTGAGCTGCGTGGCCAGCTCATCGACGGTCAGATCCTTGAGCGCCTTCGGCTCGTCGGCCGGCTTGTCCTCGGGCTTGGCTTTGCCGTCGGGCTTGGCCTCTGCCTCTTCGGCTTCCTTCGCGGCCTTCGCAGCGGCGGCTTCGCCTTCCTCTTCCGTCTCCGCCGGCTCGGCCTCTTCCTCGGTCGCCTCGGCGCCCTCTTCCGTCTCGGTCGTGGGCGTCTCGGGCTCTTCGCCGGCCGGCGGCGTTTCATTCGCGGCTTGGGTGGCCATCACCCATAGCCAAGCGGCCTCGCGGCTACGCTGCCGCTGCTTGTGGCGCCGGGCTGGCGGCCGGAGCGGGCGCAGCCGGCGCAGGATTGAGCGCGGCGTTCGCGCGGTTCACCTGGCGCAGGTAGCGGCGCACCTTCTCGACGCTCTTGTCCGGCACGCCGTCTTCCTCGGCCTGGTTCATCAGCTCGAGACCAACCTGCATCGCCAGCTTGTAGTCGGTGAACTCGTCGGGCGGCTGCAGCGGCTGGCCCTCGTACAACGCCTCGTCGATCTTCTTCTCCAGATTGCGGCGCTTCGAAACCGTCGCGTTCGTGCGGCCGTCAATGTCCAGGTCCTGCCAGGCCTCGACGAGCTGGTCTGGCGACCAGACGCCCATGTCGACCATGTCCTGACCGTCGGCCTTCAGCCCCTCGGGCGTCATCTCCACCGGCGACGCCGGCTTGACGCTGATCTTGTAGTCGCCCTCGTCGATGGCCACGTCCGTGAAGTTGAGGCGGGCGAGCTGCCTGCCCTCGCGGGCGATGACCTGGTAACCACGCGACTTGGTTCTCCCGTCGCGCTTCGCAGCCACTTCATCCTCGGGCTCTTCCGCAATGTCGCGCGCGATCGAGAGCGCCACCTTCATCAAGTCGATGTGCAGCTCCTCATAGCGCTGCTGGCGCAGGCTGTTGCGGTCGTCGACGGTCTTTCGTGCCTCGCGCCGGGCGGAACCCGACGCGTCCAGGCCAGCCTCGCTCGCGCCTTGCGAGGCCTGCAGGTTGACGCCCAGGTCCTCGAAGATGCGCTGCCCATCGCGCTCGATCTGCTGGTAGAGCTCGGGCGCCGCGCACGTGAACGTGATCTGCTTCGGCGGGTCGGGCGTCGTGCCCTCCCAGAGCGTGCCGATCTCGTTCGTGAGCTTGCTCTTTTTCAGGTTCTGCCCGGTGTACGTGTAGAGGTGCTGCGCATGGAAGACCTTGGTGGCGCGCTCGATGCGGTAGTCGTTCGCGTTGATTCGGATCTGCAGGTCGCGCGCCTGCGTCATGAGGCTGTTGCCCCACGCCCCCGTGAAGCGCTCCTCGGCGCAAAAGAACACCAGGCAGTGGAACGGCTTCTCGTACTGCTCCACGACCAGATCGCCGCCGTCGGTGTCCACGGCGATGATGTGCCAGCCGTCGCCCGCCTCTTCGCCGGTGGGCAGCGTCCACGACTCGTACACCAGGCGCTGATCGATGGGTGTGCCGCCGGTGCTGACCTTCTTCGCCGCGCGGATCTTCGCGTCCAGCCCAGGCGTCCCGCCGAAGTCGCGCAGGATGTTCGCCAGCGGCATGGGGCGCTCGCGATAGATGGTCCGCGGCTGGCCATCGACGAAGCCGTCGCTCGGGTCGATCGCGAGCTCGGTCGGCAGCACGCGCTGCTCCATGACCTTGTTGCCGCTCCGATAGAGCTGCGCCACGCCGGCGCCGCTCTCGAAGACAGCCGAGTCCATGAACATGCGGCGCTTCACGCGCGCGAACTGGAGGTCATCGGCCAGGCCATCGGCGAAGTTCTGCATCTTCCGCGCGCGCCGCCGCACCCGGTAGTCGCCATTGACCACCTCGAAGCGCGCCCGCGTGTCCGTGCTGGCCACCTGCGAGGCCAGCGTGTCGATCGCCGCCTTCGCGCGGTTGTTCTTGCTGTTCTCCGTCGGCGCGACGCTGCCGCGCCCGCCGTCGATGAACTGCTGATTGAACAGGTCGTACAGCATCAGGTCGTTGTTCTTGCTGTACAGGCGCAGGTTAAACAGGTCGTAGTCGCGGCGGTCCCGCTCGCTCGACAGGTTGCTGATCAGCTTCTTCGTCGCGACCATGCGGCGCGCGCGCTCGCTGTCCTCGATGTCCTCTTCCCAGAGCGCGAGGGACTGCCCGTCGGGCGAATTGCTCACGGCGCCCTCTTGCGAGCCGCGATCGGGTCGTAGGCGCCGGGCGGAAGGTCTTCATCGGCCGGCTGCTCTGGCCCGGCGGGCGCATCAGTGCCGGCTCGCGGACCGAAGGTCACCTCCATGGTGAGCGCCTCATTGGCCATCTGCACCGGGACCCGCGCGCTCGACACGCCCGCATCACGGAGGACGGCGAGGAGCGCACCAAGGACACGAGGATCCATCTGTCCATAGCCAAGCGGCCTCGCGGTCTCTGGAGTTAGTTAAAGGCTTTCCCTAACTGGTAACCGTTACCACTCGTTGCGTCATTCCTACGTGCGATTCCGCTGCCTTAGAACGACATGTCGTCGTATTCGTCGTTCTTGAACTCGTCGGTCGCATACTCGTGCGCGGCGGCGCGCTGGGAGCGCGCGAGCTCTTCGGCGCGGCGGATGGATTCGAGGTAGGAGGCGTCCGGCTGCTCTGGTTTGTACGCGTCCCAGTAGGGCGCGAGCGAGTAGCGCGATGACTCGGCGGGGTCTGGGTGCCAGGCCTTCGACCACGTGCGCTTTCCGCGGGCAAGCAGGTCCTTGTCCCATGCAGCCTTCGTCATGTCCTCTTCGACGGCGCTCCCAATCATCACGTCGTACTGGCTGTCCTCGAGCAGGCCGTTGACGCGGCGGACCTGGCCGTCGAAGTCGGCTTTCTTCGCGGCCTTCACCGCCGGGATGCCGCTGTCGATTGTCCACGTGTCGATTTCCAGCGCGCCCTGCGTGTCCCAGAACCACCACGCCGGCCCGAAGCGCGCCTGCACGATCATGGCGACCGCCTTGATGTGCGACAGCTTGGCGATGGAGTTGCGCGGCGTGCACCACTCGAACAGGTGCTGCACCTTGCGGCTTGCGGTGCCCCAGCCGTTCGCCACCAGCGACGTCCGGTCGCGACCGCCCGGGTCAATGCCCACGCTCACGAACTCGATGCCAGCGCGCGGGACGGCCGCCATGAGCGACATGATCGGCACGCCGATGATTTCGAGCGCCGCCCGCTCGCCCGCCAGCCAGTCAGGCACCGTCGGCGTGTAGCCGTTGCGCGGGCGCGAGTAGTGGTAGCCGGTGGCGATGGCCGTCCACACGCGCTGCACGCGGCCCCAGTCGCGCAGCAGTTGCGGGTGGTTGACGCCCTTCTCGGCCTGGAGCTGCTTGAGGCGCTCGGCGGCCTCGGGCGTGTGCACATTGTCGAGGCGGCCCCACGAGTGATGGGACCACTTCAGCGATGCTGGCGTGCCGCCGGTCTTCGACGCCTCGTCGTGGCTCGCTAGGTCGAGGAAGAGGCCGAATGGGAAGTCCGGCAGGACGCCGCTCAGGATCACGCGCGTCGTCGGCGTGCACATCGGGTCCAGCAGCACGTCGAGGATATAGGTCAGCACTGACGTGGGCTGGTCCTGACACTCGTCGACGATGAAGACGCAGTTGTCGAGGCGATTGCCGAGGTACTTGCGGACGTTCTTCAGGTCGTCGGTGCCGCCGAACGCGACGATGGCGCCGTTCGGGAAGCGCGTGAGCTTCTCATCCTGCACCGACCGGTGCTCGATGCCGAACCGCTCGAGCAGAGCGATCCACTTCGGCCAGACCGAGAGCGTGAGGCCCGTCGATACCAGTCCCAAGAAGACGTTGATGCTGTTCGGCTGCGCGAGCGCGTTGTCGAGCAGGATGCCGAGGTCAGCCCACGTCTTGCCGCTCTGTCGGTCGCACAGGAAGTGCAGCCAGCATGAGCGGTCCAGCATCGCCGCGAGCTGCTGCGTGTGGCCGTCGGCATAGGCCTCCAGCGACCACTTGGGCTTCTCTGGCGCGTTGGCTCGCGCCCGGCGCTCTATCTCGCGCTCCGTCGCCTTCAGGAGCTGCGCGGGGGTCACGGCGGCAGTGGCCGGCCGGCCACCAACCAGTAGCCCCGGCGCAGCCACCTCCAGAGCGCCCGCATCATTGCGTCCGTTTCTTGGGTGCGAGGCGCCAGATCGCCGCGATGGCTGCGCGCATGTGCTCGAGCCAGTGGGTCGTACCGACCGCGCCGCATATGTCGCAAAGG